CAGCTTAAAAGGTCCATGAGCGGATTCAAAATATCTTGACTTCCCCCGAAACCCTTGCTAATCGTGGATTTACGCACTTGAGCCGGCGTAGCTCAGTTGGTAGAGCAGCTGATTCGTAATCAGCAGGCAAGGGGTTCAAATCCCCTCGCCGGCTTCAATTATTTTAAGCCTTTACGGAAATAATGTAAAGGCTTTTTTCTTTTATACACTTTTCTTTATACGTCTTTTATACGCTTTATATATCTTACCGAAAATAAAAGAGAATTTCTTTATACGTTTTATACGCTTGCTGTGTGGCCATATTTGCTTCAAATTTAAGCGTTACGGCCTGGCGGGGGTTATGGGTCGGGATAGGTGAGAAAATGGCTAAAATAGGCTAAAAAATAAGCCCCCTGGAGAAAGGAGGAAACCAGGGGGCAGGGGAAAGGCAAGGCGGAGGTAGACCTTGCCAAATATTAAGCCGGTATATATTGATTTCTGCCTGCTCTAGCTATATCCCCTTTCTTGACCATAGTTGACAGCATGGTCAATACATTGTTGCTTAGGTCAATGCCCAGGGCATTAGCAATATCTTGTGCTGTCATCGGATGTTTACTTTCCACGAGTTGCTTAATTTTTATACGTTTTTGTGACTTTTGCTGTTGTGGGAGATGGTTCCCTTTTCGTCGGTTATTTTCCTTAAGTTTACCATCTTCCACAGAAAATAAGGGATGACCTTTTGCTATCCAATCCCGCACGCGCTGTACGCCAATCCTGACAGTTGACTTACTTATCCCGTGCATATCAGCTATATCCTGATAGGACAGACCAAAACAATAATGCAGTAGGTAGTATTTTGTGCTTTTGCCAAATTGCATGTTCCTGTCAATGTAATCCTTGGCCTTGTTTGCTGCCCTGATTGTTTCCTTATATTTGTGTAATTCAGTTATTCTTTCTAATAGAAAATCAATATGTTGTTTAAGTAATCTCCGTATTTCACTGACTGGCTTATCGTATCTGGTTTCTAGGTCTTCAAGTGGCCTTCTGTTTATGAAGGAATCAATAAAAATTCCTAGACTCTCGCTATTTGCATCTGCCTCTGTATCCTGCCAAAAATCCAGATAAGCACTTGTGGCCATATATCCTAGATCGTCAACACTTCCTCCATCTTCTGTACTAAAATTTAGATTATAAAGATAAGTTGTCTTTTTGCCTGGACTTATTTGACCATCTTGCTCTTTAATATAAGACACATCTTTGCTTATATATTTTTGGGCAAAAGGGCAAAGGTTTTTGCAGTAAGTAAAGTGTGGACATTTTTTGCAGATGTCTTTTAAGTCAGACATTTTACTGATCCTTAAAAAATCGTTGATTCCACATTTCCACAGATTGCCTCAAGTATTTAATATCTGTGGACATAGAGCTAATCTGTTCTGGAACTCCTTTAAAAGATTCCTCAAGTGCTTTAATGCGTCTTGTATTTTCACTCACATTGCTTTGCAAATCAGATATATATTGTGTCTGTGCGCTCTGGTTATGCATCCTTGATTCTTGAAGCAACCAAACCCCACTACCTATTGCAAGCAAGATCATTACATAAACAGTTATAGGTATCTCTTTAAGTTTATCCATCTGCAATTCTCTCCAATATGTATGCTATGACGTTCGATATTTTGCCATGTACGTAATTTAGTTTTTCGGTATCTCCCTGGATGCACTCGTGTTCTAGGGCCTCTTCTGCTATTGAGTAATACTGTACCAACTCTGATACCATAGACATTGCATCTTCTAACTGATATACGTTACCGTTTTCTATCGCAAAATCTATTTTTTTATAGATTTGGTCAATTACATCAGGGGCATTATCATATAACTTATCAATTAGCCTGTCAGTCTGTTTCTGTGCTTCTGAGATATTACTTATTTCAGTTATTACGTCATTGACTATTTCATCCGCAACATTTCTTATATTTTTGTCCTGATCCACACGGGCATTTATCATTTCTGCCTACCTTCTTACTTTTAACTAATGACATTTTGGGTTGCAGCATATCCTTAGCATATCTTATACAATCATCCATTGTACCAGAGACAGCTATATGCATATTTCTATCTTTATCTATATCTAGGATATTTATTTCTCCCCCGCCTATATCGGCTTCTATGTGCCCTTGCTTTTCTGCCCACATCGCTTGGCATCCAAGGCAAGCCATCAAATCCGGGGTGCTGGCCGTAAAGTATCTGCCTATTTTTTCTTCAAACTCTTCGATTGCCCCTGTTGCCCTACCACATATTTGTGGTTCGTCTATGTGGAATTGCTCTACATCCCAATCATGTATTCTTGTTGCAGATACAACCATGTGCTGCTTGGCCTCACTATAGCCAACAGTGATAAATTCCACGTGCATGGGTGGATATGCTGTCTTACTAGGATAATCAAGTATATGGCAATCTATGCCTTCCAGCTCTCTCCCTGCTTCACAAGTTTGATAATAAGCAGCATAACCAATATCTTCAGCCCGCTCTAAAAAATCATCATAAGTTGTAATATCATCATTAAGCAGCAACTGATAAGCAAACCTCGGTTGCATAGCTGCCTTGCCACTCGTTATGGTCATCGCCCCGATATGTGGAAATGGCACTATCTTTGTAAATATGTTTCCCGTGTTGCTTTCTGTGTCTATCGCTACTCTTGCTTTGTCCTGTATTAGTGCTAGCGCAAATGTTGTCATTTCTACCCCTAAAAGTGTCCCACATTGTAACCGCAGAAGTCAGCATCTCTTGTTGTGTTAGCCAGTTTGCAAGAGATTCAGTATTGCGATTATTGGCCTCTGTGTTTTCTTCCACATTGCCATTTAATTCTTTGTATGTTCTGTTTCCAGCTTGCAGTGCTTTCTGATATGCTTCAAACCGTTTTTGCTGTTCGTCCCTGGCATCATTTAATTTTTCAAGCTCTTCCCTAAGCTCTTCCACTTCTGCTGCCGGATCTGTACCATGCCCATACCCTTGGCCCCTGCCTAAGTATGGCCCGGACTTATCAGCTTTGGACAGGTTTTCAATCTTTTGCTGTATTCCTTCTATCCTTCGGTCAAGTTCATCTATTGACGCAAGCTGCATGGGCATCATTTTGTCTAGTACATTTGCAATATTCGTTGCCCAATGACCAAAGGCATTAGCTATAGATATGATTTGTGGAGTTGCGGCAACGAGTGCTCTAGTTAAATTTGTTTTGAGGATTCTAAACGTGGTATCCAGTGCCCTATTAGCTTCCACAGCACTATCCACAAGGCTTTTATCCATTACAAGGCCAAGCCTTTCGGCTTCTTTGGCAAGCTCTGCTACGGATTTGCTGCCATCATTCATCATATCCACAAACTGTTCACCACCTTGGCCACCAAAGATTTCATCAGCTATGCGGATTTGTGCAGCATTATCTAAGTCCTGCATACGCTTGATAACATTTGACAAAAGCTGTGGGGTATCATTTAACTGATTATTCAACTCTTTTTGCGTATAACCTAACCTTTCAAAAGCTTCTGCGGCTGGCCCTTTACCAGTAACAGCAAATTCATCTGCTCTTAAGTTCAACTCTTTCAGACCATCTATCATTGCGCTTTGAGTTATATTGTACTGTGAAGCCACGTATTCCATTTTCTGAAATGATTCCACAGTCATGTTAGCCTGGGCAGCACTTTGCTTAAGTTGTGCAGTGGTATCCAGCAGACGCTTACCCATGTATGCAATGCCCGCTGCCACAGCTCCCCCGGCAGCAAGTCCAGCCATTCCCTTTTGTAACTTACTAAATCCTGAGACAGCCGTTTTGCTTGTATCATTCAGCCTATTAAGTTCACGCCTGGAGTCAGAAATTTCTCGTTGGAGTTTATTAAATTCTTCGTCGGGGATATATCCCTTAAGTTTCCTTAGCTGTGTCTCTGCACTAGACAAGGATCTTTTATATAAACGGATGTCTTCAGAATCGAAGGCGGCCACATTAGCTTTTTTAAGCTGTTTCAGATCCTGCTCTACCTTAGAAGCATTCTTACGAATTTCGTTCCAATAATTTTGTGCGGCTGCATCTGCATGTTTGTAAGAATCAGCAATTTTTTGCATTTGCTTTTGCTGTTTCTGCATTGCTTGTTCTGTGGCAGACAGTTTCTTTTTACCAAAGTCTAGTTTATCCGTAGCCCTCTGGATATTTTTAGCTTTGGTTTCTATCTTATCCAGGCTAGATATAATTTTATCATCGCCTGTGATTTTTAATTGTAGTTCTGCAAGATCAGGCATAACTTATACTCTTATTTGATAAATGCTTTCGCTAGCATCTTGTTTTACGTCTTTAATAGGTAGAGTTGATCCATCAATAATAAGTTTATCATCATCAATGACAGGTACAAAATCTATATCAGCACAGAGAAAAGAGACTTTACGATCACTCGGACTTATAACTGTGGATTTCAGTTCAGCATTACTATAATATTGGACGAGTGCCTTGACATTGTGCTCGGAAAAAGTCTGTTCCATTGTCCCTGTGCTTGGGTTGAACTCTTCCCCCTCAAGATGCTTTACCGTAATTGACTTTTTCAAGTCTCCAAGATGGTTAAAAGCACTCTTTGCATGTTTTTGTATGCTCTTTTTCATCTGCTTAATCTAATCGTGGAAGGTTTATCAATTCTTTGGCCTAGATGTGCTATCAACATCCACACTTTGTCAGGGATAACTGATCCACCTTGCCCAATAGATACAGACAGGTCTAATAGGTCTATCTGTGAAATATTATCAGGGGCAATTGATAACAGATTATGATCAATTAGAGCATGGGCAAGCTCACACTGTGCATACTTAAGGACTTGTGGCAAAGTATCCCAAGTCATAGGACTGCCATCATGCCAAGAGACATAGTAAGTAAGCATGTGAGTTGCGGCTTTTAGATATAGCTCTCTTTCAGACTCTGTTAGCAATGTCCATTCATCGCTATAAGGACGTGTGGCAAAATATGCGTTTGCTTCATCTAAGCTGATAAATGTATTTTCTTGAACTGTTAAAGCCATATTTTATCCTTGCACTCAAAGTGCTAAAAAGTGGCCCCGAAGGGCCACAATATAGTTTAAGCAGGTTCGGCAACGTCCTTCAAACGTGCAGCTGCCTTCAAATTATAGAGCACAGGCACAGCAAGCCATTCCACATCAAGGCGATAGTAAGGACTACCACTAATAAGCCCATGGTCATATACTTGCATACCGCCCCCTGCCTGAAGTCCTGCACACTGGTCAGATCCAAAGGAAATACAGTAAATGCTAGTGCTGCCTGCTGAAGTCTCGGAAAAGTCCAGGATGTCATTGCCTTGATGGTCTTCAGCAATTTCAGCAATGGGCACTCCAGCATAACCGTAAAACTGCTGCCCAAAACGAGTTCCCACACTTTCCATAGCTTGCCCTGCACTACGCATAAGGCTATTGATTTTCCTACGAATTTTCTTGTTCATAAAAAGAACCTTATTGGTTCCCTTTACGGTATCAAGCAATTCATCCAAGGAATCAAGGTCAAGCTGTGCTCCAGCGTGGTCAAGCAACTGATCTCCACTAATCTGATAACGCATACCGTCAAAGTATTCATTGTTAGCAGATGTGTTTTCAGATCCAAAAAATGCCCACTCGAAAAATCGAGCCATTGCCTTGACCTTTGCTGCACGCTGGATCTGGAGCATGTCATTGCTGTTCTGCGTTTTGACAAGTGCTCTGTCCACATCAACCACACCACCAAAAATCTTGACGGTTGCAGTTACTTGATCAACAGTAGAACCACCTTCTGTGTATTCTTCATTGTAATCCCGAAAGCCTACATTGCCCAAAGTGCTTTCACGGTTGAAAGTCAAACTGTTACCGGCAATGTTAGAGAAAGGCAGGAACTTCAATACCTGGCTTTCTTCTGTAAATGTGGAAATAACTCCACGCTTCAAAGGATCATTAGTAAGTTTTGCTTGTTCTGCGAGAGTAAGAGACATTTATATTTTCTCCTTAATATTTTTTGTTGCTGTGATAATAACTAAGCATTTCTGGCCCTGACATATTGTCAAGGTTTGCTTGTGGGTTACTTTTGCCCGGGGTTTCCGAAGCCGGGCTTTCCTTAGCCTTAGTAAACAGACCTTTCTTTGTTGCATTTCTGATCCACTTTATTTGCTTGTCTGGCGACAAATCAGAAGGAATTAGGTCTTGCATATCCTCCGGGATATCCTGCTTCAATTCGTCTGCAAGCTCTGTCAAAGTCTGATTAAGTTCATTCTTTTGACCAATGACCTTATCAAACCTGGACTTAGGGATCATGTTTTCACTTTTCTCAGGAGTGCTAACCTGTGTATCTGTGGTCTGTTCGTCTGTGGTTTCAACATTTTCAGTGTTGTTCTGTTCTGTAGTCATATTTTGTTACTCCTGGTTTTGCGCCTCAGTAGGCGAGTTTAGCTTAATGCTGCCTTAAGTAGGCTATCTATAATTACCGATTTACTAAATTCATCAACATAATCTAGTGTATCAAGGATCTGTGCCCTTAACTCCATGTAAGTGCAATCTCCAGTACCAGATGCAAAGATTTTATTGTCTGGTAATACGTCTTCATATTCAAAACGATACTTGCCTTCATTGTCTTTACCTAAAAAACAATTTTGATCCTTATATACACATTCCATTATACATCTCCTTTTACGCTGGATTAAGCGATTTGTTATTTTTATAAATTTGCTCTGCATCATCTTTACTCAAATCAGGATCAAGCTTTTGTATAACGTCCACAGGACTATAAATCCCAAGCTCTACCATCTTTGACCAAAATTCTGCCTTATCCTCACTGCTTACTTGGGATGGATCATAGAAGTTGACCTTAAGTGTGGAGTCTCCAAACTTATTTGAATTGTGGTAGTTCCAGACTTGCTTGATAACTTCAAAGACTTGCCTTTCGTAAATTTTATAAAGGTCAATATCATTGGCCCTTATCTCTTGCAACTCTTTTGACTGCTCCACAAGTGCGGCTGCACTTTTGCGAGTGCTAGGTTTATCGGCCAAATAAGAAGCCGGTAAACCTTCTGTGACTGCAATTTGCCTTATCAAGTAGTCAATACTTTCTATGACTTCCTTAATCGGACTATTCGGAGCTTCAAATTTAAAGTCAGCATGTTGACTATCAGGCAATGCGACAGCTTGACCCGGATCAAAAGTGCCAATTTCTGAAGTTGTGCCTTTGAGCACTGGTATGCTGAATCCTTGCAGTCTCAGGATATAAATAAGGTCAGTGAGCTTTTCATTTATGGCTTCTTGGGTAGAGATCAACGAGTCCCCTGGATAGATCCAGAAGTCATTGACAGGTAGCTCACTCCACACTGGCACAAAGGGTAAAAAGCCATAAGGATTGCTCTCAGTGCTTGTTACATTAAAGTTGTAGTCTAAGGTCTGTATGCTGCCTGGAGTCCATCGGACATGCTTTAATTCTGAGACTTTACCGTCTGCCGGGTAGTAAGATATTGTTACAGACCTAACATCTTTGGGACTCTTGCCTGTTTCAACTGTACAGATGTCTGGAGTTATTAAGTCAATGTCTATCTGGTCAAATGTCCTTCCATAGACTACTTTTAATAAAACAACTCCACACAACTTACTCAAGCGGTTGGCCTGGCGCATCCTCAGACCTAGTGCACACTGTTCCTGGGCCTTGTCATATAGCTCTTGATCTCGCTTTGTGGATACAATGCGTTCTGCATCCCTCTGGTATATTTGACTTTTGGCATCAATTACTTTTTTGACTATGTTCAAAGATGTTGGACTAAATTTAGTCACATCTGAAAAGTGCAACTCTAGCCTGTCCTGTACATAAGGCAGTTGCAAGCCCTGGTATAGATCAAGCCTTTTCCGGGCATCATTCCTTCTAGTGTTTTCGTCCTGTATCTGATTAAGTGCGAAAGTAGTGTCGAGTAAATACATATCTTTCCTTTAAAGCGTTTGCTCAAATGCTTAATTATAATATAATCATTGGGGTTAACTTGTCAACCCCCTGTAATTATTTGGGTTACAATTACCATGTTCTTGTGCAATTTTTTGAGCAGTTCCGTCATTTTGACGTGTCTGCTGATACTGATTAGCTCCTGTACCGCCTTGCGCCTTCTTCGCCCTCTCATACTTACGCCTCTTACAAACTATTATAAGTCCTAATACCTCTGACTTTGACTAGCCTTGCAAAGAATTGCTGCAGGGTTAGCTCAGTCTCTGGGTTTGCTGTACGGTATTGATTATACATGGCCTGGACTTGCTTATGGCTTGCACAAGTGCTTGCACAATTAAGTATCATTTCTCCGTTCCTGAGATAACAATATTTAGCATGTTTTGACTTAGAATTACAAACTATATCATTTAACTCGTATATCACTGTCTCTGACTTGCGTAAACTCCACACTGCCCAAAGCAAAGAAAAGATTCTATCGTCCTTCTTTTTCCTTGTGCCAAAGACAATGTTTCCATTTTGATTATACTCATAGCTAAACAAAGACATTTCTTTGTGCAGGTCTGTTAGTTCCTCTGGAAAGAATAGTCTTTGCTCTTTAACAATATTGGCAAGCTCTATCAGTGCGGCCAGTTTATTTTTCTGGTTCACATGCACAACTTCATTGGCAATGCCCTGCTCTGTGGCCCATATTGCAAGGTCTTGTGAGTTATATGACTCAAAGATCACATTTTCTAGCCCATACTTTGCGTTATCTTCCAATATTTCTCTTTTTATGCTCTTGGCAAGGCCCGCTGTGATCTTTTGCTGATTCAGCACATAGTATAGAGCTTCCCCTTCTGTATCTGAGGTCTTAGCAACTGTGGTATAAATTGTGGCATCACCATGCGCTGAAAACATATATGCTCTATCAAGGCCACCTCCACAGACGTATTTTCTCCCATCAATAAGCTGTGCAAACTCTTCCTTGCTTATCTTGTTTGGATATTTGGCCTTGCTTTGTTTAAGCTGTTCAGCCGGGAATAGCCTATTTGCTGCCTGTGATCTTTTGTTTAGATGCTGTGAGGCAAATTCGGTATCCAGTAGCTGTGCTTTTCTACTATCCAGCCATGACCTACTAATCCAATATGGGCTTTTCTTCTTGGCATCTGCAAGGCTAGTGTACTCTTTGCGGTATATGTAAATGCTTGGATCATGGGCTTGTGTCTGCTCCAACAAGTGCAAAGGCCCATTTATAGGGTCTGTGGTACTGTCTACGATAGTCCAAGCATTAGCCACATCTCCTTGGCTACTGGATAGGATCTGCAATGCCTGGGAGTCTCCAGCCGCATGAAGTTCGCTGAACCATCCACAGCTAATCCGTTCACCATAAAGAGAAGGTATATTACCAACAACAACTTCAATTTTGTTTCCAAGGTCAGGTAACTCAATATTTGTTCTCTGTATTTTTTCTACTCCTACCCATTCGCTTAATACCTTACTATTTACAATAAGGTCTTTGAGCATTTTAAAGTTGACTCTCAAAGCCTGTCTTTCGGAATTACTAATGACCTTTATGTTTTCATTGGCGAATAAGCAAAAGCGATATAAGACCAAAAGCCCTGCACAAGTGGTCTTACTGTGCCTTCTGGGTAGGCTGAATATAAGCGTATTGTACTTATAGTTGCCTTCTGAGTCGCACTCGAGTGCGCCTTGAAACATCTCACTTTGAAAGTCCTGTACCTCAAAAGGTACTAGCTTGTTGTTCCTATCAAGTACCTTTGGCTTTACAAACTCCAGCCACTTAAAAAAGCCCTCTGGCGGCTTTCTCCATTCCCTTAGCTGATCCTTTGTTATTTTAGTCATTGCTCATCTTGTCCTGTAATTCAATTAGCTTTTGTAATTGTTCTTGGGTCAATATTCCTGTTTCCCTGGCTGCACGTATTATTCTATTTCCTTCTTTCATTAACTGTATATTATTCATCTATCATATCCCATAAGCTAGATTTTTCTTGTTTACCTGTGCCTTTATTCTGTACTGATTGCAGCATTTTTAGATACTTCAATGTGTTTTCCCTTAGCTTGAGTAAGTCCTTGCTGATAGCTGGCAACAAATTACCTTCATCATCCACAAGGTTGCTTTCCTGGATCAGTTTATCAGTCAGCGTTTTTTCGAGATGTAGGTTTATAGATATCACATTGATAAGTATCTCCTTAATTGCGCTGTTATCTTCTTGCTGCAATGCTGTCCTAATGCGCTTCAAAGCGATAGCACTGCTTGTACGCTTATCAGACAAGTCAGCACTGGTATATTTCTTAAACTGCTCTAATATATCTAAATCACTATCTTTTTTTCCTGCCATATATAATTATCCTAGGGTTAAAAATTCAGTGCGATTTATTTGAATGGGTAAGTCGCCCAACCCAAATTAACTTGATGGGGGGCCACTGGCGTATAAAATGCGTATAATGGCCGATCATTGCCCTTGTATCCATCTGTTTTCATTGTATCTTTTGCTAGACCATTTGATTGGCAATCAATAGACCTGCCCTTGTGCCTGCCTTTTGGTTCAGCTAAGTGCCTGATATGCTTGCATATCGTAAGTGCCTGAAATCATTGAGTTGACTTAACTATGTGTATAAAATGAATTTGTTTAACGAGTTATTCACCCTTCTTTGCTTTACTTTGCGTATTTACATTGTAGCTATCTTATAGCTTATTTTTCTGCTGGCTCTTGAACTGTCGTTAACCCTTACATGATGCTGGTTAACAGGATAATTTCTACGTAGTTCCTAGGTTTTCTATTGTAGTTTCTAGCATATTATATAAGTTAATCATTAAATGCAGTGTTGTCAAGTGTTTATTGTCTGTATATAATTTCTAGTTATATCGTTTATATGTTTTATTTTCTATGATAAAGAAATTTATAATATGTAGTTGACAAAATTATAATTGTCTGGTAAATGTGATTTATCTTTTAACCCAAACCAGGAGTGAGAAGTATGAACAGTTTTAGTAGGGCAGTTATGGTTTCTTATCGTGGAATGGTTGAAACAGTTGTCAATGAATCAGATGAACCTGTATCAACACTGGAAGCTTGTTTAAGACAGGCAGTATTGAGTGAGGATTGCAACTATGAAGTAAGCGACCATTTGTTGAACTTGGCACTGGATCAGGTTGATTATGGAGCAATAGTTGACGAGATGGTAAGGCAGTAAATCTATGTCCGGGTATGTCCAGGTAAGAAAATTTACCTGGACACTGTGAACCCCCGTCATTACTGGACGCGTCCAGGTTGTCCAGGTAGGCCAGGTAAAAATAAAAACCTTTTTAAAAATTCTCTATAAAAATTTCCCCCTTTTAAAAATTGCCTGGACATCCTGGACAACCTGGACGCAAGGCTCAACCATGCGGGTTTATAGCGTCCAGGTAAAATAGGTCTACCTGGACAGCCTGGACACTGCCTGGACACAAAAAAAGCCGCCCGAAGGCGGCATAAAAAAACACTTCTTGGCCAAGAGTTGTTTTAACTAGCACAAATCTTCGACAGTCTTTTTCTCTTTTTTCTTAAACTCCAAGGTTTTGGCTTCTCTCTGTTCTGGATCAATTTTGTGCTCGCTCAGATCAAAACCTGTAACTTCTTCGAGTCTGGCAATCATAGATTTTTGGTCTGGCAAATACTTCATACGGCTTCTACCTGCACCATTCGATATCTTCTTATCTTTTTTCAGCTCAGGGAACATTTCGTATGACTCCCTCCAAAACCGGGCATTATCCAGTGGGCTTGATTTGCTATGATTTGAAACAAATTCTTTGTATGCTTCCTCCAATTTGGTTTTCTCCACATAGCTCCCAAAATAGTCAAAATCGAAATCTAGACTATCGGAGACAAGGTTCCACCAAAAACGAGTTGTTAGATCCATCGAATACTCTAGTTGTTGAAATGCTTCTTTAAACTTTGGCGCACATCTTAGCCAGTCTTCCCGCTGTATTTCTCTGGACTCAAGTTCATGTAGTAGGGCTTCTGCCCCTCCAGTTTCTAGCTCTTTTATCAGCTTGCCAAAATAGTTGTTGTCGTTTCTGTTGTCGTTTCCGATTTCTAGGATCAAGAATCTTCTTTCATCGGCTGTTACAGGTACAACCCATTTTTCATTGCTTAACACAATGAGATTGTTGAAATTCTCGATTTTATATTGAGGCATGAACTTTTCTTCAATAGTCAGATATCTATTTGTGATCCGGGCTTTCAACATGCCTTCTTGACTTTTGTTTCCCGCCCAAAAGGCTTCATCCGCCACAGTTACCAATTTATTTTTTATGCTTTCAGCCGAGAATTTTCCGAGAAGATGCTCAGTGCTCTGGACTTCACAATAATGCTCATCGCCAATAATTTGCCTTAGCACTTCACAGAAGACGTTTTTACCTGTTCCCTTCTTGCCTATAATGACTAGGGCAGTCTGTGGGCCTCTTTCTGGCTTTTGCTGAACAATGCTGGACATCCAGTCCATGACGGCCACATATTTTTCATCGCTTCCTTTGCATATGTTTTTGTGTATGTGGTCTTTGATTGTCTCACAATTTCCCGGCCTAGAAACAACCCCCCATCCTTTAAACATATTATAGATTTCTGGGTCAGCCTTTCCTAGCGGATTGCATGTGATTCCCATATACCGCTCAGCATTTGGGTTGTCCATCCATATTTTGGCTTTACTGACCTCTTTGTCGTCCTCTGTTTTTATAGTGTCGTGAGAGTGCCAGGACAAAAAGTCTGTGCGTTGTATGAGACTGTTATCTTTTTTCCTTAAAACAACGTGCTTACCATTCAGAAGGATTTGGGCATAATCCCGGTTGAATTGAGAGATTATGTCATTGTCCTGATGTTTATTCCATATGCCATCGACTTTTGCTTTCAGTTCGTCATCTGGTATAGGCGGATTTCCAAACAACTTGTTACTATTCGCTGCAAAATCAAGTGTTGCATTGTATCCCATTCCTTGACTTATGCAATGCCCGATTATACTGCACAAACTGTTGTTTCTACTGCCATCGTCAAGTGATTCTCCATAAGGTATATGCTTGACTTTTCCGCTAGATGTTTTATTATCTTTGTAGGTCATTATTTCGTTTTTAATTGCTTCACCGGGTTCAACGATAGGATTACTATTTGCCCACTGATATTTCTTGCCCTCTACAACACTTGGGGCAAGCATGAATCCGTATTTGCCGGGGATATATTCAATTCCATTGCCCAGGTCAGCTTTCTTAAAGTCTCCAATTGTATTGACGAAGAATTGGTGCAATGCTCCGGACTTAGACCATTGCGCCAAAGTTTTCCTATCTCTATCCGTTACAAAGTTTCCACCATCCTTGCCGTTCTTTTGGTCAATGTCTCGTATAATCAATTCATCCCTGAAACCTTTGATATTGTCATCGGGGAAAGCGTTCCAGTGACTTACAACATCTTGTTCCCTATAGAAAGGCCAGTCCTTGCATCCCATAACTTTGGAGTCATTGGGGAAACGAAAAGTCATGCTGTTAGGATGTAGCGGGCACACTTTCCAGCCAGCCTTCACATATTCAACCGCTGCGTCTTTGTTTGACATTTGGTTCAGTTTCTGGTAGTCTTCGAGCATTCGGTATTTCTCCTTAAGGGCCTGCGCTAACAGGCCCGGTTTCAAGTTACTCATTTTCCCCAAAGCCCTCACATGCTGCAATCATGTGGGGGTTTTCCTTTTCATACTTCCTATACCTTTGCAGATTTCTCCACAATGCGGCTCTTAATTCATCACTATGTGCCTCTGCTAACAGTTTAAAATAGTCCTTTTCGATAGCATCTAGATTTTCCATGTTTGTGTCTCCTTAAGTTAGCTTTCATAAAATACCCCCTTTTTTAGATTTGTTCCTCATTGCCTCCACACAACTCCTGTCCTTACTCTGCAAAAACTTCGTCAAAAATTTCATCCTCCAGACTTTTCCTAGCTTTTACTCTTACTTCGTACGGTTCATCCTCATCCTGTAAAAATGCATAGTCGATTGCTGTTCCTTGGCACTCACAAGGACGGACGGTAATCGTCATTGCATCCATAAAGGTTTCTTCCTCAAACTCCAGACTTTCGCCACAATTTGAACAATGCACGCCTAAGACTCTTTCCATTTTTTTACTCCTATAGGTTAAAGGGTTAACTGCATCAACATACTAACCTACATGCCCTGACGGGCACAACGAAGCATGAAAAACTAGCCTTGCTGAGATTCATGGTTATCTTCTCCGGAAAAACTAAAACCCTAAATACCGGAGGAAGACAACCATGAATCAAGACA